AGGGGAATCCCACAACATAGATATAGAGAAAGAGAGAAAAGACATGCCCCTAGATGGCCAAGTGTTCGCACAGAACCCCCTTGACCGTTCTTTTAACGTGGTCGTGAAGCAAATTGCTTCTCGTCTGTTTCCCATGGGCTTTGACGTTGGTCCGGATGCACCGGATACCTTCGACAAGCTTAAAGCTAGGCTGGACTCCGGAGCCCGGATGCTCGTATGGGACGGTGCGTCCGACAAGACTATCTTTGCCTGCCCTGAGACTAACTATGCCTTCCGGGCTTGGCATGACTGGCTGCATTGGAAACTTGGCGCCGATTTCACCCCACAAGGTGAACGGGTCGTTATGCTTGCCATGCAAGCCCAAGTGGTCTCCCTTTATGGTCGAAGCGGAGACTCCCGGAGGTGGTTCGCCATCTTAGAAGCCGAGGTTTTGGGTCAACTCGAATACAAGGAAGACCACGGCGGTTTCCCGGAAGATCAGCGCGAAGTGACAAAGCGTTACCTCTCGGTTCGCGGGTGGCAATTCGCTCAGGATTGGAACCCTAACCCCGCCCCTGCGGGCTGGGATTTTGTCGAAGCCTAAATGGTCCCTGGGGAGGGAACGACAAACCCTCCCCTCGTCCGGTTTCAAGTGTAGTCCACTGCACTTGAAGCCCGACGATAACGTCGAAGCGGCGACTCAGCCGCAGCAAACAAAAGAGAGAGAGGTAGAGAGAGAGATATGGACAGATCAAAGATCGTGGCCAATGCCTTGGCCGTTTTTCTCATGGGAATATGGGGAGGCATTTTCTGGTTCGCTTGGGTGGTAACGCCATGATTAAGAAGCGCATTACCTTCCAGATTGAAGGCGATAATACCGTCTTCAATACCAGGGGCGAGGCCGAGGCAGCCGTCAACCGCCGTCTTGAAACCGCCCGTGTGCGCGTGTTCCAAAAAGTGAAGAACGCTGAAAAGCTAATTGAGACTTCCGAGCAGGCGGAAGACGACGACCTTATGAGGGTCGCGACAGCCTTCCGGTTAGCGAGTGAAGCCATCGAGGAATACATCACGGCTAGGGCCGTGCGCGATAGGGTATGGTGCGAACCATGATCCCCCTATTCGTCGCTACGCGCCTTAACACCCACTACGGGATCAAAACGGGACCCCTAACAGTCCCTCCGGTGTCCCGTTCGGAACCCCCCGGAGACAAGCCAAGGGCGCCCCCGCCGCGTCCATACAAGGTGGGCCGATACGTCCGCAACGCGGACCCCTTCAAGGATTTGAAGCTTGGTATCTGAGCGGTCCCTGGGGAGGGAGCGACAAACCCTCCCCTCGTCCGGTTTCAAGTGTAGTCCGCTGCACTTGAATCCCGACGATAACGTCGAAGCGGCCTAGCCGCAGCAAACACAACAGAGAGAAAGAAAGAGAGCGTATCATGTTCACCATCATCTATGACTCAAACTCCGGGCCGTATGCGGTCACACGTCCGCAACTCTCCCCAGGATACCAAGCCCGGACCCTGGCGTTCTGGCTGGGGGCCGATGCCGAACCCGTCACGGGATGCCGCCGTTTCCGCACCAATCAGGCGGGGGGCTGATCCCATGGAAATGTTCAAGGCAATTTTCCGCCTCCGTTGCGGGGCCGAGATTCAGCACCTCATCCAAGCCCGTAAGCGTGGCGAGGCATGGCGAGCCGCAATGATCGCAGCCGAGGCCCTTGGGGGGGCGCGTCTGGTTCGCATCGAGTCCTGAGATACATGGTCCCTGGGGAGGGAGCGTAAAACCTTCCTCCCCTGATGGCATCGCCCGGTTTCAAGTGTAGTCCGCTGCACTTGAAGCCCGGCGATTAATCCGAAGCGGTCTAGCCGCGCTGTAGCCGAGAGAGAGAGAGAGAGAGAGAGAGAGGTAGCGAGCAGATGCAAACCCAGCCGAGAACAGATAAGGTGCCCATGCGCCACTTCCTGATCGGGGCTTTTCATGATGGGCGGTCCCGGTCATTCGCCGTTTCGGTGCGGACTACTGCACCTGAAAATCAATTCACCCCTCAGGGCTATGATGTGGACTTCGATAACGCCCGCCTGACCGTCGAGGCCCTGGCGGCGGACTACGGGGACCCCATCCCGCCCTATGCACACATGACCATAGAGGAGCAGACGATACAATGACCAGACCAATCGAGAGGACGGACCTATTCAACGCCTGGTGGTGGTCCTGCGAAAGCGTCGTCAGGCAGGGCTTCCGAACCCTTGGGAAGGAAGTGAGCGGTGCCCAACTCCGCCGCGAGATGGCCCGGACCATAGCCGTAAATGCCGCGATAGGGTGTGCCCTAAACGCCTTCGATGGGAACCTCGATAAAGCCGAGGACCACCTCCGGGATTTCCGGAGATACCTCAAGCAACTGAAAGAGGACAAGGCAGCCCAGGCGTCTCAAAATTGAGATTCTGGATCAACCTCCTGATCGGGTTGACCTTTTGGTCCGCCATGTGGGTCCTGTTCCTGCGATACATCGGGGTCATCCCTTAGGGGGACCCTCCAGGTGCAGTCCACTACACCTCAAGTGTTACGGGACCGTAACTCATTGTAAATATCTGAACGGTCCCGTTGCGTGGCCTATAGTCCCCCCACCATATCCCCCACCTCAAACACACATACAACCGAAAGGCGACGAGCCCATGTCGAGGCTAACTATTTACGGTAGAATCGAGACCCCCGATTTACGCTGGGCCTGGATTGGTCTGGTCGTGGAGGGGCCGAGTATCGAGATAGTCCTGGGTCCGTTCGCTGTGACGGTATCCTGGGGACTTGTAAAAGCAGAGCAGACCCCCCATGTTTTCGCCCTGAGGCGGGAACGTCCAGAAAAAATGAGGATCACCTATGACGCCGACCACTCGCGTTCTCTTGATCTTGGAGGAACTCCGAAAGCTTGATCCGGAACTCCCCGCCAATCAAGCCGCAGCCCTCCTGGTCATAGCCAAACAGGAGGGCATCTCCCAGCAAACTGTGGGGCACCTCGTCGGTGCCTCCAAAAGCCAGAGCCAGAGGATATTCGACAAGCTCTCCGATAGGGGGATCAACGGGCGTCCTGGCCTTGGCCTTATCGAGGTCCGGGTGGGTCCCTCAGATGCCCGTGAAAGGCTCGCTTTTCTCACCCCGAAGGGGCGCCGGGTGGTGCAGTCCCTAGTCCATTTTGTAGGAGGCTGAGACAAACACGCCATGGGAGTCAGACAGAGAGAGAATGGTCGCTGGCAGGCCGACGTTATCGTGGCCGGGCGCCGGGTCCGTAAGGACTTCATAGATAGGGAGAGGGCCGAAGCCTGGGAGGTGGCCACACGCGCCGCCATGGAAACCAAACGGCCCCCTAAGGTCCGCGATGAGCCACCTGTTTCAGGTGCAGTAGACTACACCGATAGTCCCCAAGGCGGGCGCAAGGGTTCCGAAATGCGGACCCTGAGGGATGCCATGGAGCGGGCCTTTGACAGGTATTATCGAGGGACCAAGTGGGAAATCAAGACCTGGCAGACGATGAAGCGGGTGATGGGTGATATAGGGGCCGATACGCCCCTGTCCCGGATCAACTCCGATACCCTCGACGTTTATGTGTCCAAGCTGCGGGGCCAGAACAAATCGGGGTCCACGATCAACAGCCGATTGGCGGTCCTATCCAAGGTCCTACGGTTTTCCCATGATCGCGGTGCCCTGGATAGGCTCCCAAGGATTGAACGGGAGAGCGTCCACAACCTACGCCTCAGGTGGCTCTCCCCAGACGAGGAGGCGAAGGTCCTGGAGACCCTCCGGAGATACGGTAAGGAGGACGTGGCGGAGACCGTCGAGGCCCTGGTTGATACCGGGATGCGGCAGTCCGAGCTATTCGCCCTGAGTCCCTCAGATGTGGACCTGGGGGCCGGGACCATCTCCATCTGGCAGACCCGCCACGGTGCCAGCAAGGTTGTCTATAAGCGCACCAAGAATGGCGAGATGCGGACGATCTACATGACCCAGAGGGTCCGCAAGATACTGGAGCGCCGGGTGCAGTCTACTACACCTGACGGACTCCTGTTCCCGGGGGACATCTACTGGCTGCGGAACGCCTGGGACCGGGTGAGGGCGGCGATGGGTATGACAGGGGACCCCAACTTTGTGCCCTACATCTGCCGCCATACATGCGCCTCCAGGCTGGTCCAGAAGGGTGTCCAGATACCCGTGATCCAGAAGTGGATGGGACACAAGACCATCCAGATTACCATGCGATACGCCAACGTCGCCCCCGAGAACCTTCGGGCGGCTGCCGATACCTTGGAAGGAGGTGGAAAATGAGCGCCTGGGTCCTGATCCTGATGTTCGCTACCAATCAGAACATGGCGACCTCAGTGGTTGATATGCCTTCTGAGGCCGTGTGTCGGCGAGAGCTACGCCTCCTGGAGGCCGGGGGGAACATCAACCTTGTCCGGGGTCTGTGCATCAATCGGAGTCCCGGATGAACCTCGATGCCCAGGCCAAGGCGGGAGTAGAGGAAGGGGGCGGTGATCGGGCCGTCCCCTGGGTCCTGATGGCGGCCTACCTTTACTACCATCGGGACACCACGATCCTCTCCGATGAGTGCTATGACTGGTTGACCTCGATTGTCCGCGAGGACTTCGACTTCATCCGGCACCCCCACAAGCACCTTCTGGCTTCCCTAAAGGACAGCCGCACGTCCTCCCTGTTTGACATCAAGGAGGGGGACTACCCAACCATGGCCCGCCATGCCGCCTCCAGGCTGGCCAAGATACCCTTCCGCCCGGTTGAGGTGCAGTCCACTTGACCTGAAACCGGACCCCTAGGCGGGCGCAAGAAACTTTTTATCACTTGCGTTCTCCGGGTTGACTTCGGCCCCCTTCGGTGCCACAAAAGACGTTCCTCCTGGTGCCCGGGTGGTGGAACGGCAGACACGGAGGTCTCAAAAACCTCTGCCTTTTCAGAGGCTTGCGGGTTCGAGTCCCGCCCCGGGCATGTCACAGCAGCGGACTCAAAACCCGCTGCACGTCCCTCCCCATATCGAAACTTCCCCGTAAAACCCTGAGGAAACCACGAGTTTCCCTGCGATAACCCGACGCCACTCGATGCTCCCGCTGCGGGGCCTTGTGGCGACCCATTTTGTCCCTTGTGACGGGCGGCGTCACAGGCCCATCGTCCCATAACGTTTCGGGTCCGAAATACCCGCCCCCACCAGAGGTGCCCCCCGAAAAAGTTAATATAGAGAGGGATACCTCCATCCCTTCCTCCAGCAGAAGGAAACCTAGGCAATGCCCTTGGATAACACCTATGCCCCCACGGGGGCTTCTATTGTCGAGCAGTTCAAGCTGGAACAGGAGATGCTTGATGCCGGAGTGTCCCGCTTTCTCCGGAGAGAGGAAAAGACCGAACAGCAGGGGGCCGTATCCCAATCCTCCAAATGGCTTGTCCGCCGTCTCATAGCCCCGGTGGCTGCCGCCCTATCCAAAGAGGTGGGGGAGAACCAGGGCGCAGGGCGCAAGGCTAGGTCCCTTCCCTACATTGAACAGGTGGGGCCAGACGAAGCCGCCTACCTCGCCCTTGCGACCATCCTAGGGAGCCTCGCCAAAGCCGATCACGGGACCGTGGGGCTCACCGAGCTTTGCGTCCGTGTGGGCCGGTCCATAGAGAACGAGCTTTGGATGCGGCAGATCAAGGAGCAGGCCCCGGACGACCTCACCGTAGTATTACGAGAGGCTAATGAATACCGGGACACCCGACTCCGCGATAGCGTCTCCCGGATCATGGCAAAGAAGATGGGTCATAAGGATGGCGAATGGACCATCCGTATCCGCACCCTGGTAGGGGTCAAGCTTGTCGAAGCGGTGCGGGTTCATACCGGGCTTATCGAGTTTGTGATGACCCGGCAGGGGCGCCAGACGACCCGCCAGGTTGCCCTTACGGCGGACACTCGGGAGAAGATAGTGGAGGTCCGCGATGCGATGGCCGCCATGTCCCCCGCCCTCATGCCTTGCATCGTTCCCCCGAAGCCCTGGACTTCGACCCGGGTGGGTGGGTATCATTCTGGCTTGTTCCGCCGTCTCCGCCTGATAAAGACCTGGAGCGAGGAGCTTGTCGAGGAGCTAGACAATATCGGGATGAGCGCCGTTCTGTCCGCCGTTAATGCGGTCCAGAACACCCCCTGGAGGATCAACAGCCGGGTCCTGGAAACCCTGGAGGAGGCCATCGCCAGCGAGCAGGCTATCGGTAAGCTCCCTGCCCGCCTGGAGGAAATCCCACAATTCCCCGAGGACCAGCAGCACGACAAAGATGTCGTCAGGAAGTGGAAGCGGGCTGCCGCCAAGGTTCATAGCAGCAACCGAAAGAACCTCGGCAAGCGTCTCCAGGCCGCCCAGGTTGCGGCCCTCGCCCGACGCTTCTCGGGGCGCCCTATCTGGTTCCCACACCAGATGGACTTTCGGGGCCGCCTTTACTGTCTCCCCGTCGGCCTCAATCCACAGGGGCCGGACCATGCCAAGGCCCTCCTCCTCTTTGACCGAGCCTATCCGATCACTGATGAGCGGGCTCTAGGGTGGCTGATGATAACAGGGGCCAACCGATTTGGGGTGGACAAGTGTAGTCTAGCTGACCGAATCGCCTGGGTCGAAAAGAACGAGGCCGCTATCCTGTCCATTGACGAGGACCCCTGGGGACCCGGCTATGATTTCTGGTCGGCGGCTGATGAGCCTTTCCAGTTCCTCGCCTTTTGCTTTGACTATGCCGCCTTCAAGCGACACGGGTGGGGATATGAGAGCCGCCTCCCGGTCGGCCTTGATGGATCATGCAATGGCCTACAGCACTACTCAGCGGCCCTCAGGGACCCGGAAGGGGGCCGTGCGGTCAACCTCGTGTCGGGGGAAATCCCGTCAGACATCTACGGCATCGTCGCGGAGAAGACCCTGGAGAAAGTCAAAGCATTTCTACGTCCAGAAGGTCCCGATGAGGGGACTATTCCAAACCTCGATAAGCTCCGCGCCTTGTGGAATGATCGGGGAATTGACGAGCGCCTGATGGCCAGCGCGTGGCTGGAGCTTGGCGTGGATCGGAAGATCACCAAGCGGCCCGTGATGACGCTACCCTACGGAGCTACTCAATACTCCGCCAGGGACTTCATCGAGGACGCGATCTGGGAGAAGCTGGAGAAGGGTGCCCGCAATCCTTTCTATCAGGGGGACGAGGCCGTGGAGCTTGGTGACGCCATGTTCCGTGCTTCCCTATGGCTCCAGCCCCTCGTCTGGCACTCCATCGGGGAAACCGTGAAGGCTGCCCGGGAGGGTATGGACTGGCTCAAGGAGTGTGCAAAGATCGTGTGTGCTGATGGCCTGCCGGTGACTTGGAAAACACCTGACGGGTTCGTGGTGCAGCAGGCGTATCGGGAATGGCAGACCAACCGCATCGAGACCGTGCTGCATGGGACGGTTCTGAAAATGACGGTGGCTGAGATTGGACTCAAGGTTGACGGGAGAGCCCAGACAAGGGGCATCGCGCCGAATTGGGTTCACTCCATGGATGCCTGCGCTTTACGCATGTTCGTGAATGTGGCGGTGGAAAACGGACTCCACGACTTCGCCCTTGTTCACGACAGCTACGGCGCCCCGGCAGCTAAGGTGGACTTGATGGTCGGGTGCCTCAAGGAGGCTTTCATCTCCCTCTACCATGACCATGACCCAATCCTCAATTTCTATGAGGACATCATGGGGCAGCTTAAAGACGACAAGACGATAGATAAGCTGCCTCCCCCTCCGAAGCGTGGCTCTCTGGAACTGAGTGACATCCGCGACTCGGACTACTTCTTTGCCTGAATGGTCCCTGTATCGGGAGCAGTTTTCAGGTGTAGTCTGATGCACCTGAAAATCCCAGGAACGGCGGCAATTACCCGCCCCTTCCGAACACCCCAAACATGAAACGAAAGGACGGTTTTCAATGGCTGGACTTGGACTGACGATCCGGATGGGAGCGTCCGGGACCCATGTGATTTCCCCACAAGGGACGGTGGACATCACCGACATGGGGCGCCAGCAGCGCGGTGCGTTTGCTGAGGAAATCTCCAAGGCCCTTGGGCTGGAGCAGGAACTCCAGACGCGGAGCCGTCGAGGGCGGAAGGAGTTTCGCCGGAAGGTGCAAGCGGCGGGACATCGCGGTGGTCGGTGATGGCTAGATACTCCAGCCCTCTCGCCGCCGATCCAAGTTTCCTCAAAGGCATCGCTAACGGAATCCTCGACAACATCAAGGCCAAGCTCCGAGAGCGCATCCTGGAAGAAATCCGACCTGACCTAGATGAAGCCGTCGAGGCCGCGATTAACGACACCCGGATCATCCTCAACGCAACGTATCGAATCGAAAGAATGGACACACTCATCGAGGTTGTTCTCACCGACAGAAGGACCAATGATATATGAGCCAAATCTACGAACGAATCATCAACGCCGACAGCACCGAAGCTGGCAAGGCCGCCATGGCCATCATTGACACCCTCCAGGGTTACATCGAGGCCGACAAGGGGGCACAAGCTATTGGCCTTTGTGCTGCCTTCCGGCTGTTCTGTGAGCGTTTCAACCTGGACATCCAGGACGTGTTCTCCGCCACCGGCAACCTCATCTCCAGCGCCCAGGGAGACATCCGGAAGGACTTTCAGGCCGTCCGGGATTACCTCAGCAATGAGGTGAGGCTGTGATATTCAAGAATCCCATCCCGTTCATGACTGCGGTGATGCTTGCGGTTGGGAACCTCTCGGGGTTGTGTGAGGTATCGTGGTGGGTTGTCGCCCTTGTCTGGCCGATGGCTCCCTTGATTATCTACCTTCTCGCCACCCTGGCGCCAGTCCTCACGGCGCTCCCGTATTGGAGGCGCTAAATGCCAGCAGTAAGCGAACTCGCCCGGGCCGACGCCGAGAACTTTCAAGTGCAGCCGACTGCACCTCTAGCGCGGGCGACGACAATCCTCCTGGCCGGGGGCGCCCTGCCCGCCAGGCTCATCGCCGAAGTTTCTGAGGAGGGCGGATATGCCGCACTCTCCCAGCTCGGTCAACTCGCAGTCCGCCATCGGCGCGGCTGAATGTTCCCCATAAGGAAACCATAACGCATGTCTCAAGACGACAAGAAGAAAACCCCGATCAAGCTCCGCACACCTTCGGGTCGCCTAGGGTGGCCGAAGCTGACCGAGCCTGACTTCGGGTCCAAGGATTATCCGAAGCCGGATGGTGAATATTCCACCAAGCTGATTCTCAAGTCAGACGATCCGGTCACCCAGCAATTCATCAAGTCCCTCCAGCCGCACTACGAGGCAGCCATCGCGGACGCTAAGGTCGAGTTCGCCAAGCTCAAGCCGGAAACCCGGAAGAAGCTCAAGGATGTAACCGAAAACCCGCTTTTCACGGAACTCCTGGACAAGGAAACCGAGGAGCCCACCGGAGAGATTGAGTTCAAGTTCTCCAAGAAGGCCAGCTTCGTTGCTCAGAAGGGTCCCAGGGCTGGCGAACGGGTGAACGTGAAGGTTGCCCTGTTTGATGCAAAGGGTGGCGTCATCCAGAAGGCCCCTCAAATCTGGGGCGGTTCGGTTGCGAAGGTGGCCTTCGTGGCTTCCCCATACTTCATCTCGGGGACCGGCATCGCTGGCCTCAAGCTGAACCTGGACGCGGTGCAGATCATCGAGCTTCGTCAGGGTGGTGGCAAGTCTGCCGGGGACTACGGCTTCGGTGAGGAAGAAGGCTACTCACACTCGGACGCCGCCGCCGAATCCTCCGACACGAATGAAGCAGACGATGGTAAAGCCGAGACACCAGACTTCTAAGGTGTCAGCGTTTCGGAGCGGCCTGGAGGAACGCATAGCTCACGAGCTACGCCTCCAGGGCGTCCCGTTTTCTTTTGAGGAGGTGGTGGTGCCGTATGTGAAGCGGCCCGCCACCTACACCGTGGACTTCCTCCTCAAAAAGAATGGCATCCTCATCGAGACAAAGGGCTGGTTCCTCTCAGAGGACCGGACCAAGCACCTCCTGGTCAAACAGCAGCACCCCGACCTCGACATCCGCTTCGTCTTCGCCCGGCACAACTCCCCCCTCAGGGCGGGAAGCCGCACCACCTATTCGACCTGGGCTGAAAAGCACGGGTTCGCTTGGGCTCAAGCTTCGATCCCCCGTACGTGGATCGAGGAGCCCCCATGCCCCGTCCGCATGGCTGCCGCCGCGCGTTTCCTCCGAAAGGCCCGCGAGCAATGACCCCAGGACGTTTCCCCATCACCCACATCGTTGTCCATTGCAGCGCCGAGCCGCACGGGAGAAAGACCCGGGCGAAGGACATTGACGTTTGGCACCGCCAGCGGGGGTTTCTCCGTATCGGCTACCACTACGTCATCCCCGTTGACGGGTCCGTCGAGGAGGGTCGCCCGGAGGCTGATGCTGGAGCCCACGTCGCGGGACACAACAGGCAAACCCTAGGGGTCTGTCTCGTTGGTGGCCTGGACAAAGCCGGGAAGCCCTCCCCGGGGTTCGCTCAGGTGCAGTTCGATGCACTTGAAAAGCTCCTTCGGGCTCTCAAGACGAAACACCCTGAGGCTGAGATTCTCGGGCACCGGGATTTCCCCGATGTCAAAAAGGATTGCCCGTGTTTCGACGTGCGGGCCTGGGTGAAAAGTCGCGGCATTTAGCCGCCCCTTCCGATAACCCCAAACAGAACCTCAGAAAGGTCCCATGATGAACCTCACACCAGTCCAAGAGTTCACCTTGTCCAACCAGGCGCGGTCCATCTACCGCCACCTCAAGCGCACCGGGGCGAAGGGCATCTCAGCCGCCGAGGCCATGATGGACTACGGCATCACAAGCGCCACCCTATCCCGCCGCATCTGCGACCTTGAAGAAGTGGGTATCGGGGTGACACGCCTCAAGAAGCGGCACCCGATCACCGACCGCCGATACACTCGGTATGTCCTTGCACGAGACTGACAGCGAGTTCCTGCGGAAGGAGTCCTGCCCGGCCTGCGGAAGCCGAGACAATCTGGCCAGATATTCAGACGGTCACGGCTTCTGCTTTGGCTGCAACCACTATGAGAAGGGGGAATCTGGGGTGCAGTCCAATGCACCTCAAACCCGCATGAGCAAAGACCTTATCACCGACGGCCAGTTCTCCCCTATCAGGTCCCGTGGGCTATCCCAGGAAACCTGTCAGCGGTTCGGGTATCAGACCGTCGAGTCATACAAGGGCCGCCCGGCCCAGATCGCCCCTTACCACACCCCCGAGGGTGTCCTCGTAGCCCAGAAGATAAGGTCCCCGGATAAGACCTTCTCGGTTCTCGGTGACCTCAAGACTGCGGGCCTTTTCGGGCAGCACCTCCAGCGCACCGGAGGGAAGTGGGTGGTTGTCACCGAGGGCGAGATTGACGCCCTCTCCGTATCCCAGGCCCTCGGTAACAAGTGGCCCGTGGTGTCCATCCCCAACGGGGCGCAGGGGGCCAAGAAGGCCCTGGCCAAGCAGCTTGAATGGCTCCTGACCTTCGAGCATGTGATCCTATGGTTCGATGACGACGAGGCAGGCCGCGAAGCCGTCGAGGAGTGTGGCGGACTGTTCCCCCCAGGGCGCTGCAAGGTTGCCCGGTTGTCCGGATACAAGGACGCCAACGACGCCCTCAGGGATAACAAAGCTGGGGATATTGTCAACGCCGTGTGGGGTGCCCGCACCTGGCGACCCGACGGTATCCTCTCAGGTCCCGACTTGTGGACCCGGTTCGAGATCGAGTGCGACGACACGGCGGTAGCTATCGAGCTTCCGTGGGTGGGGCTCCAGAACAAGACCCTTGGTATGCGCCGAGGGGAACTCTGGACATTCACCGCAGGCTCCGGGATCGGCAAGTCGGCCATCGTCCGCAAGCTCGCCCACCACCTCCTCTCAGAGGGGGAGTCGGTAGGGATGCTGATGCTAGAGGAGAATGTCTCCAGGACCCTCAAGGGACTCCTGGGCATTGCCCTGTGCCGCCGCGTGGAACTCGACACGACCCCCTGGAAGGACCTCGACGAGGCCGAGAAGAAAGCCCGGAAGGACGCCTTCGAGGGTATGGGCGGGGGAAGCCGGTTGCACCTCTACGATCACTTCGGAAGCACCGACACGGACAACCTCATCAACCGTGTGCGGTTCATGGTTACGTCCCTCGGCTGCGGCTGGATCATCCTGGACCACCTTAGCATCGTGGTCTCGGGGAATGATGACGGTGACGAACGCAAGACGATTGACGTTCTGATGACGAAGCTCCGGACCTTGGTTCAAGAGACCAAGTGCGGACTCCTCCTGGTATCTCACCTCAGGCGCCCCTCGGGGGACACGGGACACGAGAACGGGGCGGAGACCAGCTTGTCCCAGCTTCGCGGTTCCCACGCCATCGCCCAGCTTTCTGACTGCGTTATTGGCGCAGAGCGGGACCAGCAGGCGGAGAAGGAGGCGCTGCGCTCCATCACGACCCTTCGCGTCCTCAAGATGCGCTTCACGGGGGACACCGGGATTGCTTGCCATCTCCACTACGACAAGGAGACGGGGGCCATTCGAGAGGTGGACCTCGATACCATCCTTGCCGAGGCGGACGCCAAGAGCAGGGGATTCTCAACCCAAGACAACGGAGAGTTTTAGCATGTCCATTCGTTCCCGTATTGGGGATTTTCTGTTCCACCTCCTGTTTCCCCAGCAGGCCGCCCTTCTGGATGCCTGTCATGACCAACTCGTGGACTCCGCCGTCGCCTGCGAACAGGCCCGGGAGGCTATGATGGAAGTGAACACCACCCTCAACAACCTCCGGGAGACAATCAAAACGGCGGCAGCGTTCAACATGCGGCTGAACGGGAGCGAGGTCTGAGGTGGCAGTAGTCGGGCTCTCAATCGCCACTCTCGGGGTTCTCCTGGCGATCCACCTTTGGGTTCAAGTGCAGTTCACTACACCTGAAATCCAGGCGCCAGAACCGGAACCCCGGACCTTCCATGTCTGAGGCCGAGACGCGGGACCTTGGGATCAAGATGACCAAGCTCCAGGCCCTCTATGATGCTCAGGCCAGGTCCCGCGCAAACCCTCCCCCGGACAAGGCGGCTGCGGCTTTGGAGGCTCAGAACCTCAAGAACCAGATCATTTCCCTCCGGAAGACCCTTCCCAAACCCAAGCTTGTAGTGAGGAACTCATGACAGAAACGATGGTCGTCGCCAAGACGATTTACGGGGAAGCCCGTGGTGAAGGTATCCGTGGGATGCTGGCCGTTGCCTGCGTGATTCGCAACCGAGTGCAGCATCCGCGAGTTCGCTGGTGGGGGACGGGGTGGATCGGAGTATGCACGGCAGATTACCAGTTCTCTTGCTGGAATGAGAACGACCCCAACAGGCGGCTGCTTGAGTCCATCCCTGAGTTCGGCGCTAACGCCCGCTTCCCGGGGTTCGACAGGGCCTATGAAATCGCCCGGGAGTTCGTTGATCCGCCGTCCGCCCCCGACGAGCCGTGGCCCGACATCACACGCGGGGCCGACCACTACCACACCGTAGCCGTAAATCCGAAATGGACCGACGGCAAAAAGGGCGTGGCAATGTTTGGGACACATATCTTCTACCGACTGCATTGAGGACCCCGTAGGTTCCCGCTGCGGTCTCCAACGAGAGGCCGAATGACAACCCTACTTTTCGACATTGAAACAAACGGGCTGATCCCGGAGCTTGATAGAGTCCATTGTCTGGCCATCAAGGATGCAGACACGGGACAATCTACCGACTTCGCGGATCAGCCAGGCTACGCCCCACTTAGCGAGGGCCTTAGCGTCCTCCGGGAAGCTGACCGCATCGTCGCCCACAACGCCATCGGGTTCGACATCCCGGCCATCCAGAAGGTCTATCCAGGGTGGAAGCCAAATGGCATCGTCCAGGATACCCTCGTGATGGCCCGTGTGGTCTGGCCGAAAGACCGGCTACAGGACCGGGACTTCTCCATGAACAAACAGGGGAAGTTCCCCGGGAACCTCATCGGGAGGCACTCTCTGGAGGCTTTCGGGTATCGTCTCGGGGAATACAAGGGGGACTATAAGGGCGGCTGGGAAACCTGGTCCCCGGAAATGCACGAGTATATGATCCAGGACGTAGAGGTCCTGTTCAAACTCTGGCACCGCATTGCCCGGGAGAACTGGAGCGAGGAGTGTTTCGACCTGGAACACCTCGTCACCACGATCATCACCCGGCAGGAAACCCGTGGGTTCTCCTTCGATGAAGCCGCTGCGGTCTCCCTTCATGCCTTGCTGGTCCAGAAGAAGGCCGAGATTGAGGCCGACCTCCTCCGCGTGTTCCCTCCCCTGGAAATCCGGACGCCGTTCACTCCCAAGGTGAACAGCAAGAAGCTCGGGTATGTGAAAGGGGTCCCCACCGAGAAGGTGCGGATCGAGGAGTTCAACCCGGCATCCCGGGACCACATCGCCAAGCGCCTCCAGATGCTCGGCTGGACCCCTGTGGATTTCACTGACGGCGGCAAGCCGAAGGTGGACGATACGGTCCTCTCCCAGCTTACCTACCCAGAGGCCAAGCCCCTCTCCACCTACCTCATGCTTGAGAAGCGGTTGGGCCAGCTTGCCGAGGGGAAGGAAGCCTGGCTGAAACACGTCGGAAAGGACGGGCGCATCCACGGACGGGTCAACCCCAACGGGGCCGTCACCGGACGAATGACCCACGCCTCCCCCAACATCGCTCAGGTTCCAAGCGGCTCCTCCCTCTACGGGCACGAGTGCCGCGCCCTGTTCCGGGCCACCTCCGGGATGGTCCTTGTGGGGTGTGATGCGGACGCCCTGGAGCTTCGCTGCTTGGCCCACTTCATGGCCCGGTACGATGACGGAGAGTACGTCCGGGTGGTCCTTGAGGGGAAGAAAGAGGACGGCACGGACATCCACTCGGTCAACTCGAAGGCCCTCGGGCTGGACCCCAAGCAACGCTACTCGATAGCCGGGGCCACCCCCACGGGTCGAGACATTGCGAAGGTCTGGTTTTATGCTTTCATCTATGGGGCCGGTGACGAGAAGCTTGGGACGATCCTTGGTAAGCCTCCGGGAGAGTCAGCCCGGCAGGAAGGCAAGCGGTCCCGTGCCAGGTTCCTCATGAACCTCCCCGCCCTGGGCAGCCTGACAGAAGCGGTCAAGTCCCGGGCCAAATTGAAGCACTTTCTCATCGGCCTGGACAAGCGGCTGCTATTCGTTCGCTCTGACCACGCGGCCTTGAACACCCTCCTCCAATCGGCAGGGGCTTTGATTATGAAGAAGGCCCTAGTTTTGCTCGATCACTCCCTCATCCGGGAACACCGGCTCGTCCCTGGAAATCATTACGAGTTCGTAGCGAACGTGCATGATGAGTTTCAGATCGAGGCTCTCCCAGAGGTGGCCGAGACGGTTGGTAAGGTTGCAGCCGAGAGTATCCGCCTGGCTGGTGAAGCCTTCGGGTTCCGCTGCCCGCTGGCCGGTCAGTTCCAGATCGGGAAGGACTGGAGTGAAACCCACTAGACCCCCCAAGGCCGGGTTCCTCTACGTCATTTACCACCCGGACTACCCCTTCCAGGTCAAGATCGGCCTAGCCGTGGACCCCAATCGGCGCCTCGCTGCCGCAAACACATGGTCCCCTACATCCCGCTTCCGGCTTTCAGGTGCAGTCCACTTCACCGACGCCCCGAAGGTTGAGCGGGTAGCCCACAAACTTCTCTCAGATCACAGGAGCCGAGGTGAATGGTTCAAGCTGCGCCCAAAAGAGGCCCTGAGTTTTCTTCGGGGACTCAAACGCCGAGAGACCAACCGAAAGAAGAACACTTGAAGATCAAGATTGCGGCACGGACTTTCACCGTGTCCCCCATGACCAAGACCGAGTTCGACACCGGGGATTGTGTGGGGTTCACCCAGCCCAACGTCGGGAAGATCGGCATTTACCCTGGCATCCCTCCGGACCACCAGGCCGAGACCCTGATCCACGAGCTTATCCACGCCGCCTGGTATGCCTATGGGCTCCCGGCCAAGGCCACGGAAGAACAGGTGGCCCAGGGCTTAGGCGCAGCCCTCTCCCAAATCCTCCGGGATAATCCCCTCCTCATCGGAAAGGTCGTGGCGGCCCATCAGGGGGAGCCCGTGGTCAAGGAGGAAGCGTGACCACCACAACCCTTCTCGTTGACGGGGACGTGGTGGCCTACAAGGTGGCCGCGTCCATCGAACGCCCGGTGAATTGGGGTGACGACCTCTGGACCCTTCACTCCGACGGGGCCGAGGGGAAGGACGCCATTGACACCACGATACGCCGCTGGGCTGACGCCCTAAAGGCTGACAACGTGGTGGTCGCCCTCACGGACCAGGAGGCCAACTGGCGGTTGGACGTATGGCCCAGCTACAAGGCCCACCGTAAGAACGTCCGCAAGCCCATCTGCCTGCGCCCCATGCGGGAACACCTCCTGGAGTCCTACTCCTGCTACCTGAGGCCGCGCCTTGAGGGCGACGACATCCTCGGCATCCTCTCGACACACCCCACGCTAGTCCCTGGCCGGAAGATCATCATATCCGCCGATAAGGATTTCTACACGATCCCTGGGGAGTTCGTCCGGACAACCAAGGATAACGAAGGGCTTGAGGTAACGACGGTCACGCCGGAACAGGCCGCCCGCTTCCACATGCTCCAGACCATCGCCGGGGACCCTACCGACGGATACCCCGGGGTCCCTGGCTGGGGCATGACAAGGGCCGAAGCGGTCCTCGATGAGGGGCTCGTCCTGGTTCCCCGCGAACACACGATCACAAGGGGTCCCCGAAAGGGTCACTCAGAGATTCGCTGGGAGGCTGGCCCGAGAGGTTCCCCGTGGGAGATCGTGGTCTCCGTCTATGAGAGCGCGGGGCTGACCGAGGGGGACGCCTTGGTGCAAGCTAGGGTGGCCCGGATTCTCCACCACCACGACTATGACTTCGACAAAAAGAGGCCGATCTTTTGGACCCCTACGGAGAAATTCAAATGAACGAGAACATGGAAATCAAAGTAGGTGGCTTCTATAAGACGCGAGGCGGTGAGAAGGTCCTCGTCAGGCACATTGACGGCCTTCAAGTGTATTCAGTCCGGGGCACCATTAACCCAGATAGCATTGACAGGCGCCACGGGTGCTGGATGAGAGACGGCTCCGCTACGGCGTTTATGGGCGAACACCACGAGGACCTCGTAGCGCCGTGGGAACCATCCGAGAAGCCGGACAACGGGTGGGTGCCAGACGAGTCAACGCCGCCGCCCCCGCATCGCCAGGCAGAGGCTTTCCGCCCTGGGGATTGGGTGAAGGTTGTGTGGGGAGACATCGCCCTTGAAAATAGGGGGGTTTCTCTAGGAGATGTCGTCCAGGTCGCGGATGTTCGTCGGGGTTTCGTCCACCTTACAGAAGGGAGAGGAGCGTGGGACCCGGCGCGGTTTGAACCGGCGTTGGCCCCGTGGTGGAAGGCGCGGCAGGCGGTCCCCCAGGTGCAGCCTACTACACCTGAAAAGGCCCCGGACGTTTCCTTGAAGGATACAAACCCCAAGGACTCCATCGGTTCCGACAAGCTTCCCCTCCACCTCTGGCCTACCACGGCAACGGCGGCTGGCTCTATCGCGCTACTCAATGGTGCCCTCAAGTATGGCCGCGCTAACTGGCGCCATGCCGGGGTCCGGGCGACCATCTATGCGGACGCTATCCGGCGCCACCTGGACGCCTGGCTTGAGGGTGAGGAGGTGGACCCTGATGATGGCGTTCCGCACCTCTGGGCTATCCTCGCGGGGACCGCCATCTTGATTGACGCCAAGGCCGCAGCCAAGCTGACGGATGACCGCAATACTGCGGGGGGATACCGGGAGTTCGTCTCGGAATCCACCGCCCATGTGAAGCGCCTGAAAGAACTTCACAAGGGGCGTAACCCCAAGCACTACACCGTCGCTGACCTCCCTCAGTTCCCGTGACATTCTGGGAGATGGGCGCCTTGTGGTTAAGCGGCTTTGTCAACGTCCTCCTCTTGGGACTCCAAAGCCGCAACGCCATCGCCGGGCGCTACGTCAGGTGCGCCTTCCTATCCTTCTTCATCGGGACCTTCCAGGTATTCGCCTGGAGGGCCGCCGCCCATGAGGACCCCTTAACGGTCTCCCTCATCATCGGTTCATCCGGTGCGGTGGGGATATGCACGGCCATCTGGTTAAACACGAGGGCAGGCTTGGGAAGGCTTTAGAAGCCCCCCATTACCCGCCCCTACCCCAGGTC